CACAGAAACAAAAGCAGATTGAGCAGCTGTAGGAACTTCAAGTTGCATGAACCACTCTGCACATCTCCAAGACATAATCGTACTAGCAAGCATCATTAGTCTTGGGAGGATCTTCCACTTTAGAAACGTCTCCACCGTCATTTTTTAAACCTACTATCTATCCAACATTTACCATAGTATAAGATAAATAGCCATAATGTAAATAGGATTCCCTCGAAGTACGTTAAATCATTCCATGCATCTAATATAATATTACTGTCCATTCAATAAACCTTTGAAGAAAAAAGACTAGCTAATAATAATAAACAACCACCTATAAGACCAGCTAGAAACAGCCACCCTACTGCTTCAAAAACTTGTCTTCTCATTTGTTGTTGTTTGTAAATTGTCTCTTGACGTTGTTTCCTTATCTGACCCTCCATCTTAAGGAGTTCGTCATAGGCTCCTGGTCCGTGAGTTAAATTCAAAAACATCTTGAGTTCGTACCTTTGTTCCTCAAGTTTCTTCTTTGCTGCATACGCAGCCATTGCCGCCTCTTCGATAGAATCAGCTTTAAACAACTTACCAAACAAGGGAGGATTTTTAGCTTGTTTTTCTGCATTATCAATGTCACTTACAGCACCCATCCATCGACCAATGTCCCCTGACATTTGTTCAATGTCACGACCAACCTCAAAACCTTTTTTAATAGCAGAGAACGCTTTTGAGGCTACGCCTACTGCTAATGATATAGTTACTGGATCCATGACATAATTATATCACAGATTATTTAGCTTTGTTAGCTGCCATGTTTATTCTGTAAATATTTACATCATTTCGATCATCAGCAATACTCTCTTGAAGCTTTTGCCGCTGTTGAGCTAATTCATAAGCTTGTTGTAATTTAGCTTGATCAATCTGAAAATCCATTTGGTCATTCATGGTTTTTCTTTGTAGCTCGGCAGTATCGTTTTCAAGTTCTTTCTTTCTAATTTCAACCAACGGATCTTCAGGTGTTGGTGGTTGTAACGCTGGCATTATCTCATTTAGAATCTCGCCTACTTGTTGAGCGATTGCTGCTTCAACGGCTGCTGGATCAATTTGAGGAACTGGTTGACCAGCTGCTTGAGCAGCTTCCATTGATTTTTGGAAGAAAGTTGTAACTTGATCCCTTGCCATCATACCCACATGCTCTTGTACATGAGCTTGCAGCATAATATATCCTTGTGGATTAGCTTGTGATGTTTGACTAGATAGTAATACAACGTGTGCTCTAACATGTGCTTCGTGATCTTGCTCTGGAAATGCTTGTAATGGCATACCTTTCATAGCATTTCCGTTCTCGGTTGCTGGATCTACAGGCTGTGGCTGTTGAGGAGCAGGTAAAATAGCGTCAATATTCTTAATATCCAACGCATCATACATCCTTCTGTACGCTTCATGAACATTATGTATGTCTGGAGCCGCTTGAGCAAGCTGTAATTGTGTTTGAGCAAGCGATAATCGCTGTGCCATAGAGAAAATGTTCGGATCTGACACTGGAAGTATGTCCACACGACCATCAAAATCGGCTTGCATCGTCTCTGGAGGCACATTTCCAACAAAATAAGGGTATGGAACTGGATTTTCGCTAAAAATCTCGGCTAACATGCGAAATTCTTGCTTTTGAGCGTAATGTAGACGCTTATGTATGCTCGAAATGATCTTTGAGCCTTGCTCAATCAACGCTACAGTCGTTCCAACAGGTGCTTGAGAGTTTGTATCAGCTATTTTTGCGTCTGCAACCTGTGCAAAACGCCTTCCAGAGTCAACAACCACACTTAAAAGTTGTGCTAATGTAGCTGATGGCTCTTTGTATGGCAGTGGGATGATGGAGTTTTTAAGATCTCCCCCTGGGACATCGATGTCCCTAAACTCCCCAGGATTAAGAGGCTCGTCATCATTACGAATACGAACACCACGAGCCTTAAACCCAGCTGGTAAATTAGAGAGCGTACCCGCATCAATTAATTGCCTCAATATAGAAGTCGCAGCACGAGAAAGACCTCCGATTGTGTGCAATAAACCGAAGCCGTAAAAGCCAAATCCTGGTAAAAACTTGAAATGAGTGAAATATTGTCTCTTCCTTTTTAGTGGGTCTTGTTCTCTAAAGTTTCTAGAAATCGATAACACTTTTCCAGAATTTTGATCAATGGTAACAATATAAGGAAGCATGATGCCCGAAGGATTCCCCTCCATATCCGTGTCTTCAAAACCCTCCAAGTCCAAGTCAATGTGGCATTCCAATAAGGTGTAAGAGTCGTCAGAGTAATTTGGGCGTAGTCCCAACAACTCATCAGCACGTTCTTGGATAGCTCCTTCATCGTCACCATCGCCTGTTTCAGATAATTCAACATCTCTATATACTCCTGCTACTTGTAGCTTGCGAATATCATTATACGACATTCTTACTACATGTGTAACCCTCTCCGCTGTTCTTAAATCACTAGCTGAATACGGAACAACCATATCTTCCGCTGGTACAAACTTGGAAACGGCTCTCTGTTTGGTTTCATCAAAATAAATCTTTTTGAATGTAGATCCCGTCAATGGCAAATAAAATAACATTTGATCTGTGTCTGGGTCATATTCCTCCATGATTTCAGTAATCTGATAATTCATGAAATCTTCTACACGCTGGGCTTGATCTTCAGTTTCCTTGGTCGGTGAACCAAGAATCTGGGTCTTTACAGGACCACCACTTGGTAACATCTCCTTGTAAGCTTGTGCTTGAAACTGAGTAACAGCTTCAGAAAGTAACGGGTGAGTTACACCACTGGCTCCCAAGAAAGGTTCACTTCTATCCTCATAATTAATACCAAGTAACCCTAATCCCTTGGCAATCGCTTCTTCCCAATCTTCCCTTGATTCAACATCTTCACGAAACTTGGCTCGAATATCTGATGATAATTCTCCCAAAACGTCATCGTCAAGAACCTCTGCAAGATTGGCGTTATGATCATATTCTTCTGCCTCAACTTCTACTTCCTCACCATCAATGAGTTCAACGCCTTCTGGCATCATTTCCATGTCTTCTTCTACCGCAACTTCTATCTGTGTATCATCGTCCATGGACCCTGGACCACCAGCCCCCATTGAGCCTTCAACCATACCTGCTATTTGTCTAGGTTCTATTGCCATTAGTATATCCTCGTAGTTCGTTTTTTACCGGGTAGCATTCTATCTGAAAATTTATTTATAACAGTTTTATATTGTTTTTTATTTAGATTCACGGATCCACCTTTCGCCCATCGACCTGTATCCCTCCATCTTTGCATGGATTGCATTAACTTATTCATATCTCCATCAATTCCGGGTGAATTAAGTTCAGGTTTTTTAGATCTAATTTTTTTAAGCTTTTCTTTCTCGGTTGCTTGTAGTCTTTCTTTCTGTGTTATTCTCTCTTCTGCTATTTTCTTAGCTTCTGCTTCTTGTTTCGCCTGTGCACGGGCCTCGGCAAACTTTCCACGATCCTCGGCAGTTTTTCTTAAACCAGGTACTTTATTCTGCCCTATAAACCTGATTCGTTTCATAATGTCGCTGTCACCCGGTGCAGCTTTCGCTAAATCTTGATAGCTCTGCATATTAGGATCTCTAATTAAACGCTGTCTTATTTCACCTTCAGACATGTTAGCTAAATCAGACTCCGAAAAATCAGAAATTCTTTTTGGTGTATATGCCTCGTCTGAAATATATAAACTTTCTTCTCTTGTTCGTCTTCTTACAGGTTGTACTGTTACCTCATCCGCCCTGACAGTCTCTCTCATCTTGCCATCTTTAGACTGTATTGTTACTGTTTTTGCGTAAGGATTTACTTTTTCTACAATACCATTTTGTATTTTTTTAGAACTAACTGTACTGCCTTTTTGTACTGTGGCTTTTCCAGCAGATTTAAGTCCTTGTTTTATTAATTCGCCCCAGCCCGACATTAGTAATATTCCCTTGCTCGTTTTGGATACCAATTCTCTGGTATCTCTTCACCTTTTAAATCTATAAAACCACCCTGTCTAAATCGCATTAAGGCCATTGTCATACTATCACAATAGTCATCATGATCACCATTCGGAAAGGATGCTACCTCTTCAATAACGTCTTCCGCAAATTTCTCTCCATCAGGATACCATACTTTTCCCGATTCGAATATAGGTGATACTATATGCATTCTCATAGTTTTATCAACACCGCCTCCACCTTTTCGTCTACCAGGACTAAACGTAGTAACAGGAAGATTTAATAATCTTAATTCATCTGCTAAAGGTTGTCCACTCGCTTTTGCCTCAATCAACATCATATCAGGTTCCCAGTACTCATTTTGCTCTAATGCAATCTCTTTTAACTCTGGAAAACTCCATCTGCCCTTTTGAGCATCTAACATTATTAAATGCTGATCACCATTTTCTTTCGGCTCAAATACACCCCAAGTCGTAATCGCACTAAAGTCTGCTGTCTCTTTTTTACTATATGCCGTATCATAACTTTGAATTATATAATCTAGTCTCGGCGTATCCGATCTTTCCCAACTCTGCCACCAATCTCTCTTGATCATGGCAACAGCTTCCGATGTCGGATTTTGTTGCCATTGTGCGTTCCACTTGACCGGGGACAGTGAAGCCTTGACCTTTAATAGTTCTTCTACTTGCCAAAATTCAGGCCATAATGGTTTATCATTTGGAAGTATAGCTGGAAATTCTATAACCTCCCATTGATCAGACATAGTGTCCATCGTCATATTCTGAACTAATCGTCCCGTCAGATCCTTCTTAGACCATCTGGTTTGTACAATGATAATGGTACCCCCCGGTTGTAATCTCTGTCTCGGTCCCGATGTGTACCACTCATATGTATTATCATAAGCAACCGAGGACAATGCATCTTGTTCCGAGTGCGGATCGTCAATGATCAACAAATCCGCACCACGACCAGTCATTGCTGCACCCACCCCCGCCGCAAAGTATTCCCCGCCTTGGCTGGTCTCCCAACGACCCGCCGCTTGGCTATCCTGTTTCAAGTCCGTTTTGGGAAAGATCTCAGCATATATGGGATCGGCAATGAGATCTCGGACTTTTCTACCAAATCTTACAGCAAGTTCCGTGTTCATGGTAGCCTGTATGATTTTTAATTT